TGGTTAAAGCATCAAGAATTTTTCTCATGGTCAAATTGTTAATAGTAAAAACACTTGCATTTTCTAGTGTTCTTTGTCTTTTATTAATTTTAACCTTGAGTCCTTTATATGTCATTACTGGTTTAATGACAAGACAAATCCACGAAAAAGTAAATTAATCAGCAGCTTCGGCTGTGTTTCCCTCTGCTACCCACGCAAGGTACTCTTGGTAGTCGGTGTTTGCTTCGTCAAATGGAACTTCAAACACTCCATTAATTAATACTGAAACAGAATCTTTTACAGTTGTACCATCAATATCAAGATGTTTAACAAGTTTTGCTGAAGTAATAGTTTCTTTAGTAATCATAATTCTGCATCTAATTTTGCTCTTCCCACGAAAGCGTGTGTTGCCGACCCTACACTAATACTACAATGATATTGATTAATATAACCACTAGCACTCCATGCACTAGGACTCGCTGTACCTGAATTTGAACCTCTTGCACTTGATGAAAAAGTTGGTGTTGCTCTCATTTCTGAATAATATGATATATTTTCAGCAAATTTAAAGGCATTACTAGCAGAACCAGTATTTGAATAATAATCAATAAACTGATAATACCTTTGACATAAAGCAAGCTCCTGACCGAATGACCTATGCTCAAAATCTGTATGAACATTTCCTAATTCAATCTGAAATCCTGTCATATACCATGTATTAGAAGTTGAATCTGCAATATTAACATTGTGTCCAAAAGCTGAATTTGCATCAACCTCTGCTCCCCATGAAGATGAAGCTGAACCACTTGTATAACTTGATCCTGCAACTAATAGAAAATTAAAAGTTAAAGAAACATTATTATCATTACCCAAAACACCAGTAGTGTCTGCTGGTACTATAATTGTTTTTTTCTCCCAAGTATCAGCAGAACTAATTGCATAAGTTGTTGTAAAAGACCTAGCGTTATCGTTATCATAAACCCAAAAAGCATAAGTTCCTGTTTTATTACTCTTTACCCAGAATTGAACAGCTAATTGTTTTGCGTTAGATGTGCCTTTTCTTATTTGTTGGCAATCTTGACCTTCTAATTTATGTTGAAAATATCCTATTGCACCTGAAGCAACACTTGTATCTGCTGTAGTACAAGCTAATTTTAATGAATTAGCAAAACCTGACCCAGTAGGAGCAGAAGTGTCTTGACTTACAGTATAAGTTCCATGACCTGATATTCCAAATCTAAACCTATCTGCACCTGCATAGGTTGAACTTGTAATGCCTGTAACAGTTCCGCGTTGGGCTACAGTCATTGCTCCATTTATGTTAATTCGTCTATTACTTAGGTTATTAGTAATATTGGCAGTACACGTTCCATCAGAATTATTAATACTTAAGGCTGCTACTGATGCTGCTACCCCTTTTATCGAATTTACTTTGATTTCACTCATGGTTTTGGATTAGCGTCCTTTACAGCTTTGTTATGGATAGCAAAGCTACCTGTTGCATCTAGTTTACCTGCAATAATATCGTCATACAGCATCCCAAGCTGATCCCCTGTTGGTGC